CCGAACCGCAGCCTTGTGGATGTTCTGACAAAGGGATCCGGCGATGCCCGTACTCAGCCGCTGTACTTCCTGATTACAACCGCCGGCACTGACCGCAACAGCATCTGCTACGAGTATCACACCAAAGCAAAAGACATTCTCGATGGACGGCGTATTGATCCGTCCTTTTATCCGGTCATCTACGGACTGAATGACGGCGATGACTGGAATGCCGAGGAATCTTGGTACAAGGCAAATCCATCGCTCGGATACACAATCACCATTGACCGAGTGCGTGATGCCCACCGTGAAGCACTGACGAATCCTGCGGAAGAAAATGTATTCCGTCAGCTACGTCTTGATCAGTGGGTTGGTAGCATCGTTGCATGGATTCCGGAGCATATCTACGACAGGGGCAATCTTCCTATCGACCTTGAAAAACTGCGGGGACGGGAATGCTACGCAGGTCTTGACCTGTCCAGCACATCGGACATCACGGCATTTGTGCTGGTGTTCCCTCCGCTGCATGACGGCGAGAAATACATCGTTGTCCCGCACTTCTGGCTGCCAAGAGAAACGCTTGATTTGCGAGTGCGCCGAGACCATGTTCCCTACGATGTATGGGAGCGCATGGGATTATTTCATATCACCGAGGGCAATGTGGTCGATTATAATTTCGTGCGGAAAACGATCAACGAGCTGCACACGATGTACAACATCAAGGAAATTGCTGCCGACCGCTGGAATGCCACACAGCTTATCACCGACCTTGAGGGTGACGGCTTTACCGTTGTTCCGATGGGCATGGGCTTCAAGGATATGTCCCCGCCGATGAAAGAACTGTACAAGCTCATTCTCGAAGGGCAGTTTATACACGGCGGCAACCCTGTCCTGCGCTGGATGGCGGGCAATGTGGTTGCTGAAATTGATGCGGCGGAGAACATCAAACCGAGTAAAAAGAAATCGACAGAAAAGATTGACGGCATTGTGGCTTGGATCATGGCACTTGACAGATGTATCCGTCACGAAATGCAGGGATCTGTATATGATGAACCCGACCATGATCTTGTGGTCATCTGACAGGAGGTAATGTTTATGGGCTTTTTGAGCTGGCTTGGCATCAACAAGCCAAGAGACGCGCCGATGCTGCCGGATATTCAGGACAATGTCCGAGATTCAGGAAACCTGTTCGTATTCGGCATGACGCACAGCGGAGAACGTGTGGATGAGCGCACCGCAATGCAGATTGTGACCGTTTATGCCTGCGTGAGACTGCTTTCCAATACGATTGCAGGACTACCGCTGCACCTATACAGATACACCGGCGAGGGCGAGGATAAGGAACTGGCGACCGACCATCCGCTGTACAAAATCCTATACCGGCAGCCAAATCCCGAAATGAGTTCATTTTCATTCTGGGAGACACTGATGTGTCATTTGCTGCTTTGGGGAAATGCGTATGCACAAATCGTCCGTGACGGCAAGAATGGTATCCTCGGTCTGTATCCGCTGTTGCCGGAAAATGTGGAAATCGACCGTGATCCGAAAAGCGGCGACCTCATTTACACCTATCACGCTTACACCGATGAAAAACCGGGCGAGCATGACAAGGACATTATTTTTCGCAGGGATGAAATTCTGCACATCCCCGGTCTGGGCTTCAATGGACTGGTCGGATTCTCACCGATAGCAATGATGAAAAATGCGCTCGGTGCTGTCATGGCTGTAGAGCGATACGGCAGCGCCTTCTTCAAAAACGGAGCGCAGCCTGCCGGAGTCCTCGAACATCCGGGCGTGCTGAAGGATCCGCAGAAGATCCGCGACAACTGGACAAAGGCATACGGCGGCGCACGGAACGCACACCGCATCGCAGTCCTCGAAGAAGGTATGCAGTATAAGCCGATCTCCCTGCCGCCGGAGGATTCGCAGTTTTTATCTACCCGCGAGTTCGATGTGGAGGAAATCTGCCGTATGTTTCAGGTTCCGCCACATCTGGTGCAGGATTTGAAACGCAGCACCTTCAATAACATTGAGCATCAGGGCATCGCATTCGTGCAGTATTCTCTTATGCCGTGGATCATCCGTATCGAAAAGGGCATCATGAAAGACCTTCTTCTGGAGGAAGAACAGGATGTGTATTTTCCGAAATTCAATGTGGACGGTCTGATGCGCGGCGACTACCAGAGCCGTATGAACGCATACGCCATCGGTGTCGGCAACGGCTTTATGTCTCCCAACGATGTGCGCCGTCTGGAAAATATGGATTTGATTCCCGATGATCAGGGCGGCAATGACTACTACCTGAACGGCTCGTATAACAAGCTGGAGGATGCAGGTGCGGCGTATGCGGCATATCAGCCGAAGCAGTCCGGTAATGATACGGACGATCAGCCCGACACCGAGGAACAGGATGAGCCGGATGAAAATCCGGACGAGGAAACCGATGACAGATTCCTGCGGAAGAAACGCAGGAAGAAGTACAAGAATGGGGGTATGTAAATGGAAAAGTTCTGGAACTGGATTCACGATGACAGCGGCGGCAGAGTCCTCCGGCTCGAAGGACCTATCGACTCGGAGAGCTTCTGGGGGGATGAGATCACGCCTCAGTCGTTCCGTGATGAGCTGTATGCCGAGGAAGGCGACATTACACTTTGGCTGAATAGTCCAGGCGGGAATGTGTTCGCCGCTGCCGAGATTTACACGATGATTCGTGATTATCCGCACAAGGTGACTGTAAAAATCGCAAGCATCGCAGCATCGGCGGCAAGCGTGATCGCAATGGCCGGCAACACCGTGGAGATGTCCCCGACGGCTTTGCTGATGGTGCATGATCCCAGCACAATTGCAATGGGTAATGCGCGTGATATGGAGAAAGCCATCGCAACGCTCAACGAGGTCAAGGAGAGCATTATCAACGCATATATGGCGAAAACCGGGCTTTCTCACAACCGCATCAGCAAGCTCATGTCCGATGAAACTTGGATCAATGCGAAAAAGGCTGTGGAGCTTGGCTTTGCCGATGTGATCCTCTTTGACGAAAAGCCTGCGCCGGACAAGAAGGAGGATGAGCCTGAGAATCCGGACGATCCCGAAAAGCCCGACGAGGAAGGCGGTGACGAGGACGGGGATGAAAAGAAGGAAACCGAAAAGAAGCCGTTCAAGCTGGACTCCGGCGATGCCCTTTGGCAGTACAGTACCCGTATCATGGGGCAGACCATCTTGGGAAAGATCACCGCAGGCGCAGAAACCGCCGACTCGGACGACACTCCCGATGACAAAACTGAAGCACCGAAACCTGCCGAAAAAAGGTTGACGGATACAGCACTGACTGTGACTGTTCCCGATATGCCTGTGATCGGCATGGACGGCAGGACAAAGGACGGCGCAATGCCGTATGAAATTTTGAAACAGCAGCTTGCTTTTATGAGATAAGCAGGCTGTTATTTTTATGACCGCCGGATTTTATCCGGAGAAATGGAGAAATGAATATGAGCAAGATCATGGAACTTCGCACAAAGCGCAATACCCTGTGGGAGCAGACTAAGGCATTTCTTGAAAAGCACCGTGGTGAGAACGGTCTCGTTGAGGCATCCGCAGTCGAGCAGTACAACAAGATGGCATCCGAGGTGCAGGCTCTCGGCGCAGAGATCGAGCGTCTGGAACAGCAGGCAGCCCTCGATGCCGCACTGTCCGCACCGACCTCCCGTCCCGTCACCAACGCTCCCGGCGCAAAGAACACGCCGCCCACTAACCCGACCGCAACCGACGAGTACAAGGGCGCATTCTGGGATATGATCCGCAACAAGGGTGACCAGCTTGCAGTCCGCAACGCACTCTCTGTCGGTGAGGACACCGAGGGCGGCTACACTGTGCCGGATGAGTTCGAGCGCAGACTGATCCAGGCGCTGGAGGAGAACAACATCTTCCGTCAGATGGCTACGGTCATCAAGACCAACTCCGGTACCCGCAAGATCCCTATCGCCAACGACACGATGGAGGCACAGTGGATCGACGAGGGCGAGGAGATCCCGGAGACTGACACCAGATTCGGTCAGACCACGCTCTCTGCATACAAGCTCGGTACGATGATCAAGATCAGCAACGAGCTTCTGCACGACTCCGCATTCGACCTCGCAAGCTATATCGCTGCACGTTTCGGTGTTGCAATGGGCAATGCTGAGGAGCGTGCGTTTTTCACCGGTGACGGCGACAAAAAGCCTCTCGGTATCCTCGATGAGACAGGCGGTGCAGAGCTTGGTGTTACTGCGGCATCCCAGACGGCGATCACCTTTGACGAGGTGTTCGACCTCTACTACAGCCTCAAGTCTCCCTACCGCAGAAATGCACAGTTCGTCTGCAATGAGACCATCCTGCTTCAGCTCATGAAGCTGAAGGACAAGAACGACAACTACCTCTGGAAGCCGTCCCTTGATATCGCAAAGCCCGACACGCTCCTCGGTCGCCCCATCCGCACATCTTCCTTCATGCCCGGTATCGCCAAGGGTGAGCGTGTTCTCCTCTTCGGTGACATGAAGAATTACTGGGTGGCTGACAGACAGAACCGTACCTTCCGCCGTCTGAACGAGCTGTATGCCCGTACCGATCAGGTCGGTTTCCTCACTACTCAGCGTGTGGACGGTCGTCTTATCCTTCCCGAGTCCGTGAAGGTGCTGAAGATGGCTGGCACGAAGTCCAACACCACGAGCGGCGGTACGACTGGCGGCAATACTGGCGGTAACGGCTGATGAATCTGATCTCACTACCTGAAACCAAGAATTATCTCCGTGTTGACCACCCAGAGGATGACAAGCTCATCCTCACTCTGATCGATACGGCGCAGCGGCTCGTGATGGATGTGGGGCGTATGAATGAAAAGCAGCTCGCGGAAAATGAGGAAACCTCCCGGCAGGCTATGCTGTACACTGTTTCTTACCTCTACGAAAACCGCAATACTGCTGATTATCATGCACTGACACTAACGCTCAGAGCTTTGCTGTTCGCACAGAGGGAGGGCATCGTCTGATGGAGATCGGAAAACTGAATCAGCGCATTGCTGTCCTTGAAAATCATGTCAAAAAGGATGCTATCGGCAATCACAAGGCTCAGTGGGAGGAGGTGTTCTCCCTCTGGGCTTCTGTGACTGTATCCAATAACGGTGCATCAGAGGAGACGGACACCGGCGTGACCAGAGCGATACAGAAAATCGATGCCATTATCCGGCAAACTCCTCAGACAAAGCGGATGATGTCAACTGTGTACAGAATCCGTTTTGACGGTCTGGACTACGACATCAAAGGCATTGTTCCGAATTTCCAGACACAGGACTATATGAAACTGATCTGTGAATCCAGAAAGGCGGGTGCAAAGGATGACATCTATTGATGATCTGGCATCGGAGGTCATGAAGGGGCTGACCGAGTATGCTGAACTTGCGGACACAGCGATGAAAAAGGCTGTGAGAAAGACAGCGACCGCCGTCAAGAACGAGATTTCCGCCAATGCTCCGAAAAAGTCCGGTCGGTATCAGAAAAGCTGGGCGGCAAAAAAGGTGAAGGAGAATAGCCATACACTCGAAATGACGGTGCATTCCAAAAACCGCTACCAGATCGCACATCTGCTGGAACACGGTCATGCGAAAAGGGGTGGCAGTCGTGTAGCTGCTATCCCGCATATTGCACCGGCGGAACAGCATGGTGAGGAGATGCTGGAATCTCTCATCGAAAAGGCACTGTCATAAGGAGGGATATTCGTGACCTACGAGGAAATCAATGAAATGATGCAGGAGATCGGGCTGCCCTTTGCTTACCATCACTTCGCAGAGGGTGAAAGCCCGGATCCTCCATTCACGCTGTTTCTGTCTCCCGGTGAAAATACATTCGGTGCGGATAATCTGATGTATGTCAGCTTCAAGCGGCTGCACATTGAATTATACACGGATGAAAAATCGCCGGATACGGAACAGCGTGTGGAGGACGTCCTCTTGCAGCACAACATTTATTACACAAAATCTGAGGTATGGATTGAGTCGGAACGGCTCTATGAAGTCCTCTATATCATGGAGGTATGAATATGGCACTTCAGAAAAACAAGGTCAAGTTCGGTCTGAACAAGGTTCACTGGGCAAAGATCACGGCATGGTCTGAAGACGGTGTGCCGACATTTGCAACGCCCGTGCGTCTGCCCGGTGCTGTTTCGCTGAGCATTGACGCCAACGGCGAAAACGAGAACTTTTACGCAGATAACTGCGTGTACTACGTCATCAACAACAACGCAGGCTATGACGGTGATCTCGAAGTTGCACTCATTACGACCGACTTTGCAACTGCAATTCTCGGGGAACAGCTCGACAGCAAGGGCGTACTTGTAGAACGCAATGATGCCGAAACATCGCAGTTTGCACTGATGTTTGAGTTCGACGGCGACAAGAATCACATCCGTCATGTGCTGTACTGCTGCTCGGCATCCCGTCCTGCAACCGAGGGCGAGACCACGGAGGAGAGCAAGAGCGTCAAGACGGAAAAGCTGTCCCTCAAGGCATCGGCACTCCCGTCCGGTCTGGTGAAGTCCAAAACCTGCGAAAGCACCGACCAGACCACTTATGATAACTGGTATAATGCGGTGTATATCCCTGCCGCCGCTACCACAAACAACAGCACCGGCACTCGTTCCGCAAGTACCACAAAGGGTGGCACTGCAACCACAACTGACTGATAACGAAGGAGAAAGAATATGGCTATCAAGAAAATCATCACTGTTGACGGTATCGAGGTTCCTTTCAAGGCGAGCGCAACACTGCCTCGCCTTTATCGTGCAAAGTTCCGCAAGGACATCTTCAAGGATTTTGCGGCACTGAAGGACTCCGTGGACGAGAGCGATGAGCAGGATTCCGGTCTCGGCATCGAGAGCCTTGAGGTGTTCGAGAACATCGCATGGACGATGGCAAAGCACGCTGATCCGGAGAATGTTCCTGACAGCCCGGACGACTGGCTCGAACAGTTCAACTGCTTCTCGATCTACGAGGTGCTGCCGCAGCTTTTTGAACTGTGGGGCATGAATCTGGAGACGCAGGCAGAGTCAAAAAAAAATCTCGCCCAGTTGACCGCGAGATGACAACGCCGCTGTTCCTTCTCCGATGTGTGCAGATCGGGCTGAGTTTATCCGACCTTGATCTGCTCACTATCGGGATGGTCAATGAGATGTTCATTGAAAGGGATAATGATGACTATAATTACCCGTATAAGGCAACTCAGGCGCAGATGGACGCCTTCTAAGCCAAAAAAGCGCGGCAGTTCTGGGAAAATATCCCGAAAAAGTGCGGATATCATCGTGCGGCAATTTCTGAAAATCCTTCTCGGACTTACCATTTATTCCTTCGGTGTATATCTGACGATATATGCAAACATCGGTCTGGCACCGTGGGACTGCCTCGCTGTGGGGATATCCTGTCATACGCCGCTGAATTATGGCGGTACAATGATGGCGATATCTCTCACGGCGGTCATATTACAGCTACTCTTACGTGAGCGCATCGGCTTTGCAACACTGTTTGATGCAGTCACTACGGGAAATCTTACACAGCTATTGTGTAATATATCTCCCTATCCCGAAAACCACAGCGTATGGCTTGGCATCGCATATATGCTTTTCGGATTTCTGTTTATTGCTCTGGGAATGTATGTGTATATGAAGGCGGAACAGGGCTGCGGCCCGAAAGACGGTCTGCTGATTGCCATCGGAAAGCGGTTGCCGAAGATGCCAATAGGTGTGGTTGAGATATTGCTGTTTGCACTCGTCACATTGTTTGGCTGGCTGCTCGGCGGCACTGTCGGTATCGGTACACTCATTTCTACCTTCGGTGCAGGTGCTGTGATGCATCTGTTTTATGTCGGAATCGGCTTTGAGCCGAGAGAACTGTATCACAAAAGCATAGCCGAAACACTGCACAGGAGATAGCCATATTATACACCTATCCAGCCTACTTGTCTACCTACCACAGTAGGTATTTTTATTTTTCCTGAAAGGCAGGTGATATCGCATGGCAGGAAGAATTAAGGGTATTACAGTCGAGATCAACGGCGATACTACGAAACTCAGTAAGGCTCTGCAATCCGTTGATAAAAACATCAAGAACACGCAGACGCAGCTCAAGGATGTCGAAAAGCTGCTGAAGCTCGATCCGAAAAATACAGAGCTGCTTGCTCAGAAGCAGAAGTTGCTCGGTGATGCTGTCAAAAGCACAAAGGAACGACTGGATACCCTGAAAAAAGCCAGCGAGGAAGCCGCCAAAACCAAAGACAACTACGATGCTTGGAAGGCAAAGTATGATCCGATCAAACAGAAGATCGGTGAGACCGAAACCAAGCTGAAAGAGCTGAAGGAACAGGCAAAAACTGCCGATGAGCAGCTTTCTAAAGGACAGATCTCACAGGAGAAGTACGATTCTTTGCAGCGTGAGATCAAGGAAACGACTGATGAACTGACCTCTCTGAAACAGCAGGCAAAGGATGTGTCCGATGAATTCGGTAATCCGATCAGCCCGGAGCAGTACGATGCACTCCAGCGTGAGATCATCGAGACCGAGCAGGAGCTTCAGAGCCTGCAAACGGAGGCAAGCAAATCCCAAGAGGCTCTGGTGAAAATCGGTCAGGCGGGTGAAACGCTTGAAAAGGTCGGCGGCAAGATCGCCGATGTCGGTGAAACACTGACAACCCATGTAACTGTGCCTATTCTCGCCGCCGGAACTGCCGCTGTGAAAACAGCATCAGATTTCGATACTGCCATGAGCAAGGTCGCTGCTGTATCCGGTGCGACCGGTGATGAACTGCAAGGCCTGAGAGACAAAGCCCGTGAGATGGGTGCAAAGACGAAATTCTCCGCATCCGAAGCCGCAGAAGCCATGAACTATATGGCGATGGCAGGCTGGAAAACTGGAGATATGCTTGACGGTATCGAAGGTATTATGAACCTTGCTGCCGCTTCCGGTGAGGATTTGGCTACCACATCTGATATCGTTACTGACGCTCTGACCGCTTTCGGACTGACGGCGGCTGACTCCGGACATTTCGCAGATGTACTTGCGGCGGCAAGCTCGAATGCTAACACGAATGTGTCCATGATGGGTGAAACCTTCAAATATTGTGCGCCTGTTGCAGGTGCATTGGGATTCTCCTGCGAGGACACGGCGGAAGCTATCGGTCTCATGGCGAACAGCGGTATCAAGGGTTCACAGGCAGGTACGGCGCTTCGATCTATGATGAATGCGCTTGCCGGAGAGGTAAAATTCTGCGGTGAGAGCTTCGGAGAGATCGAGATCGCAACTACAAACGCTGACGGTTCGATGCGTGACCTGAACGATATCCTTGCGGACTGCCGTGTGGCATTCTCTCAGATGTCGGAATCGGAAAAGGCAAACGCCGCACAGACACTGGTCGGCAAAAATGCCATGTCCGGCTTCTTGGCTCTTATGAACGCTGCACCGGGCGACATCGAAAAGCTCGAAGGTGCGATCAACACTTGTTCAGACGAAATCGACGGCTACAATGGCGTGACCGAAAAGATGGCTGCTGTCATGCAGGACAACCTCGGCGGACAGCTCACCATCCTGAAATCGCAACTACAGGAGCTTGCTATCTCTTTCGGTGAGATTCTGATGCCTGCGATTCGTACAATTGTCAGTAAGATTCAGGCACTTGTGGATAAGCTGAATCAGATGGATCCGGCGACCAAAGAAACCATTGTAAAAATCGCACTTGTAGCGGCGGCACTGGGACCTTTGCTTGTGGTTGTCGGCAAAACAATGGTCACAGTCGGCAAGCTGATGCAGTTTATCTCAAATCTTCCGACTATCATCGCAGGTGCAAAGGCGGCGTTTAGTTCCTTTGGTGCCGCTATCGGCGGGATTAGTGCGCCTGTGGTCGCTGTCATTGCGGTGATTGCCGCTTTGGTGGCGGCTTTCGTGCATCTGTGGCGTACCAATGAGGACTTCCGAAACAAGATCACTGCGATCTGGGAACAGATCAAGAGTATTTTCAATAATTTCTGTCAGGGAATCGTTGACCGAGTCAATGCACTCGGCTTTGATTTCAAAAACATCGGTGAGGTCATCAAGGCTGTATGGGACGGACTCTGTAAATTCCTTGCACCTGTCTTTGAGGGCGTTTTTCAGCAAATCGCTAACATCTTCAAGTTTGTGACAGACACCATTCTGAATGTACTGGATATTTTCATCGGTATCTTCACCGGTGACTGGGACAAGGTCTGGAACGGCATTAAGGGCATTTTTGTAGCGGTCTGGAATTTCCTGAAAGATACGCTCAAAAACTATATGAATGTGCTGTGCAACATTTTCGGCACAAGCCTTGACGAAGTGAAAGAGTTCTGGGTAAATGTCTGGACGGCGATCAAGAACTTTTTCGTCAATATCTGGAATGGTATTAAAAACTTCTTTTCCGGTGTCATCAACGGCATTGCAACATTCTTCACTACGATCTGGACAGGCATCAAGAACTTCTTTGTCGGCATCTGGACGGCAATCTACAATGATGTAACTACAAAAATCAACCTCATCAAAACGGTCATCACAACCGTATGGAATGCGATCCATACAGCGATCAGCACTGTGCTGAATGCGATCTGGACGGTCATTTCTACTGTTTGGCAGACGATCTACGATTTCATTTCTCCGCTGCTGGATGCATTCAGGTATCTGTTCGAGACGATTTTTGAAGCGATCCACATTATCATTTCCCGTGTGATGGACTGGATTCACGAAAAGATCACTACAACATGGGAAACGATTAAAACTGTTGTTTCAACTGTTCTCGAAGCGATCCGGTCATTTTTTGAAACGATCTGGAATGCGATTTCTACGACCATCACCACGGTGATGGATGCAATCAGCAGTGTGATCTCTACAGTATGGAATGCAATCTCCGGCTTTATTTCCGGTATTCTCAATGCGATCTGGTCTGTGGTATCCAGCATCTGGAACAGCATCAGCGCACACATCTCGGCTGTGCTGAATGCAATTCATGCTGTCGTTTCTTCTGTATGGAACGCTATCAGCGGATTTATCAGCAGCGTCATGAATACGATCTCCTCTACGGTCAGCAACATCTGGAACGGCATCAAAAATACAGTATCCAATGTGATGAATGCCATAAAAACGACGGTATCGAATATCTGGGAGAACGTGAAATCCGCTGTATCTCAGAAGATCACAGCAATCAAGACAACCATTGAAAACGGCTTTAATGCTGCGGTCAGCTTCATCAAGAATCTTGCATCGCAGGCATTTCAGTGGGGTGCTGACATCATCAACGGAATCGTGAACGGCATCAAGGGCTGTATCAATAAAGTTGCAGACGCTGTCAAAGGTGTTGCAAACAAAATCAAGTCCTTCCTGCACTTCTCTGTACCTGATGAGGGACCTCTTGCGGATTTTGAGAGCTGGATGCCCGACTTCATGCAGGGATTGGCTGACGGTATCAACGAAAACGCAGGTGTTGTCGGCGATGCGGTCAATAATTTTGCCGGCGGTCTTGCCGAAAAAATCAGCAGCGTGATTCAGAGCGCACTGTCCAATGTTGTTACTGCGGTGCAGGGCTTCATGACGCAGGTCTTTGATACGGTCAAAACCGTCTGGTCAAATGCCAACGCAGCCATTGATACAACCATGTCGCAGATCAAAAGCGGTATTACTTCCGGCTGGAAAGCAGTTGTATCTGTAATCACATCCGCTTTAGAGAAAATCCGCAAGATCATCACCACAACATGGAAAGCTGTATCTTCTGTCATTGAATCCGCTTTGAACGGCATTAAAAAGATCGTCACGGCAGTATGGACGGCACTGAAAAACCTGATCCAGACCGGACAGCTTGACATCAAATCCGTCATCACTACCACATGGGGTGCCGCAAAGGATGTAGTCAATACAGTCCTGAACGGCATCAAATCCGTTGTTACGACCATCTGGAACGCTATGCCGGATATTGTTAGGCAGCCGATGAATCAGGTCAAAGATGCTGTGCTGTCTATCTGGGATAACATCAAAAACGGCATCAATGACAGGCTCGGCGGTGTGCGGGATGCAGTATCCGGTGCGATGAATTCTGTTTATCAGGCGGTCATGGAAAAGGTCAACAGCTCGTGGTCTTGGGGACGCGACCTCATGCAGAATCTTATCAACGGTCTGAACTATATGCTTGGCAGTCTCATCAATACAGTTGCGGATGTCGCACGAGCAATCAGCGATTATCTGCACTTCTCGGTGCCGGACAAAGGGCCGCTTTCCGAGTTTGAGAGCTGGATGCCGGACTTCATGAAGGGACTTGCACAGGGTATCAACAAAAGCAGGAAGTATGTGGAAAAGGCTGTGTCCTCTGTAGCCGATGCGATGTCGCTCACAATGCAATCGGGCTTTGATGTGAAGTTTGACGGCATTTCGGGCGCAATGCTGGACGGCGGCAGCGGCGGTGTGGTCAACAACTACTACAACAACGACAACAGCCGCACAGTGAATCAGACGAATAATAGCCCGAAATCACTGTCACGGCTGGAAATCTATCGTCAGACGCGGAATGCGCTGAATGTGTAATGGGGTGGGAGAAATCCTGCCCTTATACTTATTTCATCCTAATAGCTGACCTTCATAAGTACCATTCTGTATTTTGAAAAAGAATTCGCTGAAACTATCTGTTTCAAATATTTGCATTAGTTCACGCATATTCCAGATCAGGTTTGCACTGTCAATCTCATCTCTGTCAAGCCAGAATACTCTGCCTTCCTCGGAGCTTTTTAGTTCTCCTTCAAACTGATCCGTTTTATATAACAGAACAATATACCGTGTTCCATCCTCTAATATCCAATCCTTAAAGCCACACGGCTGCGGATTGTGGATGGTGAGTCCTGTTTCTTCCTTCATCTCACGGATAACGGAATCGAGCAGTGATTCATCGGGTTCAACATGACCGCCCGGAAAAACAAGGCCGCCTTTATACTTTTCTTTCAAACCTTGTTTTTCCTGTACAAGCACACGCTTGTCATCATAAATCAGGCACATATTTGTGAGTTCTATTTTTGATGATCTATCCATTCTATTCACCTAAACTTACTTCTATCATTTCATCAAGATTCTGTCTTAATTCTTCAAATCTGCATTTCCGAACAGGGAGTTTCGTCAATGCGGACAGTGAGATTGATTTCGCTGATGGCTTATGCTCATCCAACACTCTTGTCGGCAAAATGTAAAACTCCCACTGTGATGTATCCGTTGGCTGAATCGTTTCTTGCTCCTTGCTGGTCAAGAGGCAGAATATATAAATATCTGATTGCCGCTTTTGAGTATCTTCATACGAATTGGTATTGGCATTCCAACCGAAAGAAGGTCTAATGCTAAAAGATATTGCAGAGAGTTCCTTTTGAGACCATGTCTGAATATAAGCAGAGGATTTAACCTCAATTCTGATATGATCTTTATAAAGCAAATCATATTTATCCCATGAAAGACGGTTACCAGAAATTTCCAAAGCAAGTTTAACCAAGTATTCAGCGAGTATCCCACGCTCAGTGTTACCAAGCAAATCAGAATGCGCCCATTTCCAATAATCAGTCAGGGTGGATATCTGTTTACCATTAGCTCCAATGATAGGACTATTCTCATTTAACTGACATGGCGGAATAGCCGGATACTTAAATGCATCACCCATAATCATCTTCCTTTTACATATTTTCTTTATTATACATCAATCCTATAGAAAAAGCAAGGAGGCGATGCTATGTTTTTCAGCTTAATCTTAGAAAATGAAGCCGGAGACCAGATCGACATGACGGCAACAGCAAACCAGTATATGACCTCAAAGATCGAAGGACTTTCCCCGCCGCCCGGCACGATCAGCACCTCCTCCTACGCAGGCATGGACGGCAGCTATTTGAACAACGCCTTCATCGAGAAGCGGAATGTGGTCATTTCCTTTGAGATGCGCGGAATCGGTGTAGAAAAGCGCCGGCATCAGCTCTACAAGGTGGTGAAACCGAGCCGATTTATCAAGGTCTATTACAAGACCGCAGGCATCGATGTTTTTACTACCGGCTATGTGGAAACCTGCGAGGTACAGAATTTTGAGATGCTCACAACCGGGCAGATTTCTATTCTGTGTCCTGACATCTACTGGTATTCCACGGAATCTGTCATGGCATATTATTCTCAGATCACAGGTGCATTCACATTCCCGTTCCCGACAGAAAGCAATCCAGAGCCTTTTATCCTCGGCAAGTATAACACACAGAATATCATGGAAATCATCAATGACGGCGATGAGACAGGCTTCACGCTCGAAATTGAAGCCCTCGAAGATGTCCGTTCTCCGACACTGTATAATGCCGACACCGATGAATACTTGCAGATCACAGGCGACCTTCTTGCAGGAGATATTGTGACGATTACTACCAAAACAGGAAACAAAACGGTAACGCTCGACAGGGGCGGTGTCAAGACAAATATCATCAACCGCCTTGTTTCCGGCTCAACTTGGCTGACGCTGCGTGAGGGCAAGAACCGCTTTTATCTTCGTGGCACAGGACTGACAAAACTGCGTGTGAAGATCATTCACACCAATGCGTATCTGGGGGTGTAGTTTTGCAGATTGAAGTTTACAAGATGACAGCGGAGAACGATACCCTCACGATCACGCTTGAAGCGATATGCGACACATTTTCAAGTCTGTTGTGGGACATCGAATACTACAAATGCGGCAGCTTTGAAGTGTATATCGCCGCCAATCCGCAGAATGTGGACATCTTCCAGCCGGGGCGCATTGTCGGCAGAGATGATGACAGTCAGCATTTCGGCATTATCGAATCCGTTCTCATCAATACAGATGTCGAAAACGGCGACTATCTGACGGTCAAAGGCAGATTCCTCATGTGTCTGCTGGAACGTCGCATCATTCATCCGACCTACAATGTGACCGCAGAAAAGGCGTATTCAGAAATTGTGCATGAGGTTGTCACGCAGAACACATTATTATCTGACAGTCGGAAAATTCCGGGGCTTTCCCTCGGCACTGTATCTGGCACCTGTTGGGAGCAGACCACAACACTACAAATATCCTATGCCAATCTGATGGAATGGGTGTATACGATTTGTGAGAAAATCGGCGGCACTGCGAATATCCGGCTTGTAAAAGATTCCGGTGAGCAGTACCGCATGGTGTTTGATCTTGTACAGGGAGAGGACAGAAGTCTGATGCAGGAAGATAATCCCCACATCATTTTCTCGGACGCATACAGCAATCTGCTGTCCTTCAGCTATGCCGCCGATGCTTCTGTGCAGCGCAATTTCGCATATATCTTCGGTCAGGGCAAGGGTGAGGAGCGCAAACGCACCACATTCTTCATCGACATAGAACCGACCTATCTTGATCGCTATGAGCTGTATGTGGACGCTGACGATATTTCCGAAACAGAACAGGTCGAGGGCGAGACCGTTCCGATTCCAGAGGAGAAATATATCAACCTGCTGAAGACAAGAGGCTCGGAAAACCTGGTCGATCCGAAAACAGCCTCGGAATCAGAGATCGCTGCGAACAACTCGCAGTATGTCTACAACCGTGATTATTATGTCGGTGACTATGTGACTGTGGAGCATAAGCGGTTCGGCATGATTCAGCCGAAAATACAGCTCGTCGGCATGATTGAAGGCTTTGACCAGAACGGGCGCAGTCTTACGCCCACATTCAAGGAGGGATAACTTATGGCTTTTTACAGTGGTTTTTTCAATTCAAAGGGGCTTGACCGCACCTATACAGCGGAGGACTTCACCTCATATCTGTCCTCTATCATCTGCAACGGTATTCTTGACACCTACGGGCAGAATTTCAAGTTGACGGCTGCGTCCAGCGGTCTCGGCGTGCTTCTGGGTACCGGCAAAGCGTGGATCAACGGACACTACTTCATCAACGATGCCCGATACAGCATTGATCTTTCCGACTATATGGACGAGTCTCTGCCGCGCTATGTCGGCATTGCGATTTATCTGGACACCACAGAATCCGTCCGCAGCGTCACGCTGAAGCTCTTTCCCGGCACTCCGGCAGAGAGTCCGCAGCTTCCGACCATTCCGCAAGATGCCGATCATGTGAGACTGCTCATGTACGCTGTGCGTCTGAATCCGGGTGCAACATCCTTGACGGAGCGTGACTGGTATGACTACCGCGAGGACGCAAATGTCTGCGGCTACTGCAAGTGTATTCTCGGCAAATGCAAAGTCACAGACCTGATGGCACAGATGGCGCAGCTTATTGCTGAGGTACAGGAAAACAATGAGACCATCGAGGAACTGACCAATAAAGTAGATCAGCTTGAAGCAGAGGTTGAGGATATCGGGGACATTATTGCTGCCGGTCAGTGCGGCGAAAATGTGTTCTATGCTATGTATTCCAACGGCAAGGTGCTGCTGAAAGGTACCGGTGACACATACGACTACGGCAGTTCAAACCGTTCTCCGTTCTACAGAAATGATGATGTCAAGAGTGTTGTGATTTCAGAAGGTGTAACAAGTGTCGGTGATGATCTGTTTATCCGGTGTCTGAATCTTGAATCGGCATCGCTGCCTACCACAGTAACTT